CTGCGTAGGTTTTGCGAGTAACCCCGCCACCTGCATCAATCCAGTTTTTTGAAATGTAGTAAAAAGACAGGTTCAATCCACCCGTGGGCGGGTCAACCTCTAGGAAGTTGTTAGCAATTCTGAAGCGAAGGTTTGGGCCATCGCTGATAATCGCTGATTTATAAATCTGCCATTCTTGAGTGGTTGCAGGCCCTATGAGCGGCCATTGTGACGTTCTATCCCATTCGGTCTGGGGTATTTGTCTGCCCCAGTCACTCGGTAGGGCGTATTGTGTTTGCCCCTGAACCGTAGTAAAACTGTGTTCAGTATTCAGCCTTTGCCACTCGTACTGGCGGGAAAGGTCTCGCCCTAGTCGGTTGACCAAGGCGAGTAGTTGTATGATCTGCGGGTCATTGTTCCCGATAACCAATGTCGGGCGGCTTACACCCAGTTCACCAGTAACCTGCTGCACTAGCTCCAACAGGGTGTAATTCATGATTAGCCCTCGACGATTTCAGGTTCTTTGCGTGGTCTTCCGCGTTTCACTTCCGGGTTTTCTAACGAGGCTTTAAGCGCTTCAAATTCATTACGTAATCGCTCGTTTTCAGCTTGCAGTGCGTTAATAGGCGCATTTCCTGCCGCTGCCGCTAGATAATCCCGCGCTTTCTTTCTCAATTCCATCCAGCCCATGCCCATGCGCTGTAATGCGCCATCGTTCACTTCGGCCAGATTTTCTACAGTTCTAATACCAAAATACTCGGCTTCTTTGCATTGCGACTTTGTGATCTGCGGCCACTGACTTAAAACCGTTCCAATCACTTCCCCCGCCATACCTGCCTCAAACTCACGCCACTGTCGAGCATACTTCTGCTTGTAGTGTGCGTCTGCTTTTACTTCTAAAACATTCAAACGATCGCCGGGGTGTTGAATCCGAATAAATGGAATTTCTTTGTAAATCGGTCGGCCAGCTTTTTCGCTTTCCGACTTCAATTCAACAGATTCCATGAAAAACTCGACAAAACTAGACTGAGGATTGCTCATATCTTCTCCGCTCAAAATTAAACAGGGGCAAATGCCCCTGCCCACTCAGTAAGTGACCCAGTTAAGACTATTACGTCCCAACAATCTCGCCTGACCAGCAGCCGCAACAGAAAACGCGGCGTTAGCTGACAGTGCATTAATAGCACCGCCAGTTGCCGGGTAAATGTTGAGAGCGTTAGCGCCAAGGTTTTTAACAGTGACTTCTGCACCAGGTTCAGCCGGGGGCAAAATAACTCCAGTACTGGCTGCCGCTGTCGTTACTATGACATGAGCGCCAGTTACCAGAGTTGCCGTGCCTTGAGTTGAACCCGCGGCGGTCACGTTGTCCTGAATGTCGCCACACACCTGTTCGGTAAGTGCAGCAGCCATTCCGACACCCATACACCGTGAAGGGTAGCTCATACGTTACTCCTTAGACAGAAGCAGCAGAGAACCAGCCACGATCACCAGAAGCCATAGCAACCGCAGGTGAGCGGTAAGAACCGCCAGTTGCAGTCACTAGGAACGTGGTAGCGTTGACGGTACATACTGCTGTCGCAGCGGTAATGACGGCGTTAGCTTGGCCATAAACATAGCGACGACCATCAGAACCAAACACCTGAGTGCCCAACTGCGGCGCATCTTCTGCACCGGAAGCGGGGCCAACATCAGCGGCCAGAGTAATGGTATTCAAATCACACCCCGAAATTGGGGCTACGGAAAAAGGTGCAGCCATTTTAGTATCCTTTCAAAATTAGTCAGTCAGAACGCCTTGGAAGCGAGGGCCAGAACTGGTCACGTTACCTGCCCAACCAATCAGTCGAACCATCGCGTCTTGGTTAACCGACATGCGATCACCACCAATCGGCACAAAGTTACGGTCACGGTGCGGACGGAAAAACAGGTATTTAGTATTCAGGAAGTACATGCGGTTGGTGTTCAACTGACCACCAATACCACCATCCAAGAACACATCGCAGTTAAAGCCAGCACCGAAGTATTTCAGGCTAGTGAAACCTGCACCTGCGGAACTCTCGCTAGAAATACGCTGAATGGCTTGCAAGCTTTCCAGATAGAAGCGGTAGTAGTTGTTACCTGCCACAATGATATCGGGGCGGTCAGAACCACGCACTAACTGAACTGCAACTCGGTTCATGTACGATTGAATGTTAGCAGCCGAAGCAGCAGCACCGCCATCGGTCGTAGCATCAAACGCAATGTTGCGCCAGAACGAGAAGTTAGTACGGTTGATACCACCGTAAACGCCAGAACCAGGCGAAGCCGAAACAGCCAGAGCCAGACCAGTGATGTCTTTGCCGCCGTTACCCGTACCGTCCGAGTAAATACCAGCAGAAATGTCGTTGATCAGTTGGGCTTCGGCAACCTGAATGCGGCCTTCTAACAGGTCAATGATCTGTTCCTTGCCGCTGTTTTGCAGCATTTCGAGACCAGACATAGAGACAGCAGCAGCGTATTGCTTAATGTCAAACTGAGCGGCGCTAATCGGACTGTTCGGGGTAATGTCGATAATGTCATACCCAGAAAACGAACCAGCGTTCTCAGTAGTGGTGTCGTTGTACATTACTTCCTGAAGAATGACGTTACCGCCAGAAAACAGCTTTTGGTTGCCGCGTTCTTTCAGTTTATAAAGTAATGCGTTGTTGTTGGTACAGTTATCAGCCAGCGAACCAGAGCGTGACTGAATAGTGGTTGCGACAATGTCGCTTAAATTGGCAAACGTAGCCATGACAATCCTTTCTGTTAAGAATCAAATTGCGCGGCGAGAATATCTCGCAGCGAACCTTTATTACCGGGCTGAACCCCAGAGGAAGCAGGACTAGAGCCTTTTACACTCACTGCGGCGGTTCTCGCCTTTTGAGCTTGGGCTTGTTCTAGCGCTTTTTTCTGAGCTTCGGCGCGTTGCTGATCTAACAGGGATTGCCTGATGTCGGGACGCATCCAGACAGCCATTTCATACGCTTCTTGTAAATCTTTGGCGCTGCCGGTTTCCAGCAGGGTAGCCATCTCATTACGCACTGCGTCAAAGTGCGGGCGGTCAGGAGTTGCAAACGACGCTAACTGATCTTGCGCTATTGCTTGTTCCTGTTGCCTAGCCTGATTTTGCCACATTTGTTGCTGATTACGCAACACCTGCAGCTCGTTCATTAAATATTGAGTTTGCGGGTCAACTTGGGGCGGTTCTTGAACCTGATTTAAGTCGATGTTGTATTCTTTAGCCAGTTGAGCGAAATACTGCGCTTTTGTCACCGGGTCTGACGTTCTCAGCGTCATATCGGCACGCATTAAAGCGTTGATAGCGGTCGGCGCATCTACGCCTAAACTCTGTAAATGTTGCTGATAGGGAGCTATTGCTGCATCATAAGCTTTCGCTCGTTCAGAATGGCCTTTGAACTCTGAAACACCTTTATGGAAGTCAGATTCGCGTCGTTCGGCTTCTTGGGTGAGTATTTTGATTTCCTCAGTCGTCAAAGGTTCCCCACGGTCAGCCTTTAGGAAAGCTTCTTGTGCTGCGGGTTTCCAACTTGACGGGGCTTTGCGCGGGGCGGGTTCTGGGGCAACTTCTGGCGTAACTTCTGGTTCTTTCTTGGCAAACTTGCCATCCTCTGACCTGGCTCTCGGTTCTTTAGTTACTTCTGTGGTTACTTCGGGGGCAACTTCTGGCGCGGCTTCGGCCTCTGTCGTTTCGTGTTGTTCGAGTGCGCTTTCTAGGGCTTCGGCTATGGATGGCATAGTGGTTTCCTTTTAATAACCTTTTGAATTCAATACTTCGGCAATAGTCCTACGCCGGGCTTCCCGGTCGTCTGTCCGTTGCTGTTTTTTCATGTGGTGGTCGATTTCGTTTCCGATTTCAATCAATCCGTGACGTTTTAGATGTTCACGGTGCTGGCTTCGGCTGGTAATCATTTCGCCAGTTGCTTGGCTTTGGTACGGCTGAATGTCCGGGATTATCATCGGCGCGGAATATTCTCTGGAATAGAACTCTTCGGCGGGTATCAGTTCGCCGTTGTGCTGTATGTATCTTTGTCTGGGCATAGTCTTAGGCTATCAATAATAGGGTTTCTATATCTTCTTCCTCTTGCGCGATTCTAATCTGTTGTATTTTTATTGCAACAATTATTTGTTTTGCAATGTTTTCTGCTAATTTTTCATTGATTTTGAGCGTTTCTGGCTGAATTGAGGCATATTTTGGCGAAACTGTTGCCGCCACTTTTATAGCTTGCTCTGGTTCTTCCTCAATAAACTCTATGACTTCTTCAATGTCCGGGGTTTTGGTTTCCCACTGTTTTGCCCATTTTTTACGCCAAAACTCGTAATAATGGCCTCCGGCTATTTGTGCGCCGCTATATATTAAATTAGCGTCATTTCCAGAATACGTGTACGTCCCACCTTCGGCAATAAGCGTATAGGAACCAGATGGAGTGTAAACAAGATTAGCATCATTCCCGCTGTAACCGTATGTGCCGCCATCAGCAGTAAGCAGTCGGCTATAAAGCAGGTTCGCATTGTCGCCTGAGTAGGAATACACCCCACCGTCAGCAAGTAAAACGCGGTTAAAACGTAAATCCGCATTGTTGCCAGAATAGCTGTATGTGCCACCATCGGCAGTGAGCAAACGGTTATAAAGCAGGTCGGCATTATTTCCAGTGTAGTTGTACGTACCGCCTTCTGCTATTAAAACGCGGTTATACAGTAGATTGGCGTTATTGCCACTATATGTATAAGTGCCACCCTCGGCAGTGAGTGTATAAGAACCGCCTGTTATTAGAGAAAGCGGAGGTACTCTAACTCGCAACGGCATTTCAGTCCCCGATCAGCGGCGGGCGGTTACGAAACGGGTGCGCGGCGGGCGGCGCGTCAATAAGCCGACCGTCCTTCCAATATAAATATCCTTCTATCAACTCAATTTGCCTGTCAGTCGCCGCATAAGGCAAAATTAAAAGGTCTCGCATTCTACCTGTAAAAGTATTTGGGTCAGGACCAAATCCAACAAACAAAGGGCCTGTACTTGTCGTGGTCGTTGCCGTAATCCCACCTGATGCAACCAGCGCACCATTTACACGTAAAATTGATTTTGTTGAGGCGCTACCGTCAAATCTCCATGCAAGTAGATAATTTGTGTTCGTGGCAATTGTTGTGCCTGTAGTCTGACCGTTCAGAACCGCAAGCAAATCAGCGCCAATAACAACTAATCCCGTTCTTGCCGTAGGGGTAGTGGGTCCATGTTCAAAAAACCAGCCTGTCGCTGTTTGATTGATTACCGCAAACGCTGTAAATGCCGCGGTGTTGACAAGGGGCGTAAAAGAAGCGGTGCCTACTAAACGTTGAGTTGCGGCTGTAAACCCAACAGAAGGGGTGTTATTCCACCCCGTTGCTTGATAAGCAGGTCGAAGTCCAGCAGTCCCTTGAGTAAAAGACCAAAGACTATCCGAATCATCCCATTGTGAAACCGCACCACTAACAACCGTAATGTTTCTTTGTGCGTCTAGATTCAAACCGCTTCGAATTATTTCACGACCTAGCGTCCACAGCCGCCCCTGCAAACGTGCTTCGTCGTATGCGTTTATCCCGCGAGGCATTATGCAATATCCTCATTCCACGGGCGCACATAGAGCTCGTTACCAGACGCAGCGAACGCCACGCCTGCGTTATTTACCACGCTCAGGCGCATGGAATACGGGTACAGCCGCACCATGTTAATAACAGCCACCTTTGCCGATGCGCCGCTTGTAAGTGGCACAACGTACAAATCACCACCAATGCGATCAGCCGTATCAGTGCCGTCATTCAAAGTGACGCGCAGCGTAATCGAGCCGCCCGTCGCGGGCGTAATACTGCCAAGCTTAATAGTGACTGTACCGTACAGGTCGCGGTTGGTTGAGTTGTCATAAGTAACAACAGACGATTCGCCAGCGTTCGCCAGAGAATTGAGCGTAGTGCCTGCAAAGTTACTCGACCGCGTGCTTGGGGCAGCCCATTTCGCGATTGCCATGTTATACTGCTCCTCTTGCCAGCCCTACCGTGCGGGGGGTCACTTCCACACCATTCGCCTCAGCCCATGATTGATTAACATCATTCGCCAGCGCTTTTAACGCTATTGCTTGCGCTTGCGTCATGTGTCCAAGCGCGGCAAGCGTGTCAATCATTGTGCGCACTGAGTTGCTTGACACCTCTAAATCACCACGGTCAATAACAGGCAAAATTTCCGCAATGTCTTTAACATTGTCAGATAATTGTGCAGGAATTGTCTCTGGGTTTTCTGCCCATCCGCGCAATTTTGAAATAAAAACACCACCACCAACAGCGCCAAGCCCCATCGTTTCAATAATTGTTCCAGCGCCAATGCGCCTAAAAGTCAGCTTCATTGGCAGAGTAGGGTCGGGCGCATTCAATACCTCAGCAATTTCCCAGTCCGGCATTGATGCTGGAAATTCTGCTACTTTTTGAGCCAAAGTTGTCATATTGATACCTACGAAACAGTAATTGCAGCGCCAGTAAAGTCAACAGTAAACGTTTCACCGTTCGCCATCGTAATGCTTGAGCCATAATCCCACCAACCAGCCAACGGGTCGGCGGGTGAAGTTGGCGTGTCATCAAACAACACCACATAACGAAAAGGCCCAACAGAACCAGAAGCCGTCAACACCAAATCCTGTAGCACCAGTGTGTAAGTGCCGCCTGTCTGCGAGGAACTTGTCGTTGTAACATTTCGGCTAGACAGGTTTGTGTAGCTTATTTGCGTAATGTCAGCAAGTACGCTGTTTGCCGCTACGGGCGCGGTGTTTGTCAAAGCAATAGTGAACTGGTCAGTGCCTAGATTAGCCACTTCTACCATGTTTTCAGCCCATGCGTTAAATTTATTAAATGTTGCCATTTTTAGCCCTTTCAAATACTTTCAATGTTTCCAAATTGGTCACGAATTACTGGTCGAACGATTCCATTTATTTCAACTTCTTGTACTTTTCCATTGTTGTCACGTATTATGCGCGTTTTTTTTGGGGTATTGCTCATTTGTATAATTTCATCCCGCGTCATGCTTATAGTATTCCCCAAAGTCTCGGCCATCTGGCTCATCATGTCTCTGATGTTTTCTAACAAATTGATTTCTGGCTCGTCAGTTTCTTCTTCTTTAGCGCCTTTTTGAATTTTGGCAACTTGCAGCTTTGTTTCTGCCTCAATCTGGGCTTTCATTTGCAAGCGTTGCGTCTCGGCTTCTTGTCTGACTTGTTCTCTAGCCGATTCGTATTCTTGCCGCATCTGTTCCAGATCTTTAGCCTGCTGCGCCTTAAATTGCTCAATCTGTCCTTGAGTTTGTATTTTTGCCTGTTCTAGCTGCATCTTGCCCTGTTCAACCTGCATCATAGCCTCGGCTTTCATCTGCTCCGGATCCGGTTGAGGTTGTTCAGGCGGTTTTGGTGCGTTAAGTTTTGCCAAGGCTTCATCAAAAGCAGATTCCATCATTCTGCCGCCCTTGAATGCGCGAACACCAAACATCAGCATTTCACCCATCAAAGGAGCGAGTTCTGGCACTTGTTGAGTTACGGGCAAAGCTCTGTCCATGAACTGACCGACCGCGCCAAGAAACTCAATCCGGCTCTGTTTTTCGGTGGCCTCGTCCATCTCTACCAGTGAATCAGAGGCAACCTCAATCCTGAACCCTCTGGCTGGCTCAGACTTCAACAACATAATGGCTTGCTCTACGTATTGAGCGTCCATTGTCCCCATGATTCCAGACATCTCGACAAGGGTCTGGGGTGCGTAAAAATCGCACATGATCTGGGCTTTGATTCTCAGCACTTCGGTAGCAAACTGCGCCACTTCGGTCTGTAGGCGTTTCAGTCTCAGTGAAGCGTACTGGCTTTTAATCTGTTGCGCGGTAGCCGTTTCTGAAGCTATCGACGCACCGCGGATGATGTCAGATATTCCGGTAATCTCATACACTACCTGCTTCGCTTGCTCTCTGGCTGCGTAGCATTCCCGCAGGGCTTCAAGCACAGAATCTAGCGGCATGAAGTCAACCACACCCTTTAAACCGCCTTTTTCCGCAAAAGCTGCCCAAGTGTCAACAGATATCAACTGGTTATCCACGCCCTCGCTTAACATCCTCTGTACGCTTTGCTGGCTTGCGTCATAGACACCCACGACTTTAACCGCTTCGACTAACTTTGCTATCCGGTTGGTTAGCATGTCAATCTCTTCGGCTTGGTCTTGATAAAGGCTGTAATCGGGTATGGGTACTAAAGTCTCGGTGGTTTGAGTAGCAAACAAAGGCTTGGGGCACGGCCAGAAACTATCTAAACCGAGTGGGTCGTCTTTAATGTCCAGCGTCTTAGAATACCCCTCAGACACCCAGAAAACCTGTTTTGTCGTCTTGCTCCATATTTCCCAAACGACGGCTTTTTTCATGTCGTCCAGACCTTCAACACCCATCTTTTCCATCTCATCTAGGCCAACAGGCTCGTGAGTTAATGGAACTTGCTTAAAATCCTCGCCAAATCGCTTAATGCCATCCTCTTGGCTCATGTACACCCTACGGGCGATCCATGTCACTTCATCCCAACATCTAGCGGGTGAATATCTCACATCTTTCCAGAAGACATAATCTACCGGGGTGCATTCGTATTTGTAGGGCGCGCTGGGCATAACTTGCGCCTCGCCGCCTTCTTCACCAGGCAAAGCGTCAACAGGTTGGGCTAGTTCTTTTTCCTCGAACCGCACCCACACCGTACCGCGTCCCGGAAGCAGTCTGTCACTTATCGCCAGCTTCATCGCAGCGTCAAAATCGCCCTTGTCAATCTCGTACTGTAAACAGCGTTCAATAATCACCGAAGCAGTGCGACCAACCGGGTCAGAATCCTTCCAACGTCTTGATACTTCGGCTCTAGGGGTTTTTCCGTATAGGGCGGGTTTCAGGGTCTCAACGTTCGACCAGAGTATATTGAATCGCCTACCGTATGTCGTGAAGTTTTTGCGGTCGTCACGATAACGTCTGATTATCCTGTCGCCACGCTCAATAAACTTCTCATCTTCGCGTTTGGCAAGTTTTAACTCAGCCAGCCATTTGGTGCTTGCGTCTACTGGGTTCATGTGGGTATTCCGTATTTTTCGAGAAGCGGCTTGTCGGTCATAATTCTTGACCAAGCCTCCTCTGGGCTTTCCGCAACGGCCACCAGTCTTTCGGGTGTTGCGCTAGTTTTTAACTCTGCGCCATTGGGAAATAGAAAATATGCTGT